TTCACATCTAATTTATCAGAACACTTAGAAATCCTACCCCGTCTACCGGAAGAAGAAATAACTCAGCAACATAAAGATTTAGCAGCTACCGTACAATTCATTTATGAGATGTACTTTTTTCGTTTATTGAAAGATTTACATCGTAGAACAAAATGTGATAATTTAGTATTAGGCGGAGGATGTGCATACAACGGAACTGCTAACGGAAAGATTTCAAAGAAAACTGGATTTAAAAACGTATGGATACCTAATGCACCATCTGATTCAGGTTCATCTATTGGAGCGTGTTTAATATCATATTATAATAATCATCCACATAGAGTTGATAATACAAACCCTTATTTAGGGCCAAAGTATTCTACCGACGTTATAAAAAAAGAATTACAGAATTATAATAAAAAATTAATATACAATAAATTATCCGATGATGAAATTATTTCAGTTGTTGCAAACGCAATATCAAATGGTGAAGTTGTGGCTTGGTTCGAAGGTAGATTGGAGTTTGGTGCTAGAGCCCTTGGTCATCGTTCTATTTTGGCTGACCCTACAAATGGGGAAATAAAAAGTAGAATAAATAAGATAGTAAAAAAGAGAGAAGGGTTTAGACCATTCGCACCAATTGTAAAGTTGGAAGATGTTTCTAAATATTTTGAATGGGATAAATCAGTTCCATATATGAATCAAATAGTAGGTGTTAAAAAAGAGTATAGAGATATGTTACCTGCAATTACTCATGTTGATGGAACTGCTAGAATACAAACTTTAAATAGAGAAGATTGTGTTAGAATATATGATTTACTTACTGAATTAGAAAAACAAAACGGATATCCAATAGTTCTTAACACATCATTTAATATTAAAGACCAAACAATGATTAGAGACCCAAAAACTGCAATAGATACATTTTTGGAAGTTGGATTGGATATGTTAGTATTAGAAGATTATGTTATAACTAAGAAATGAAACGAATAGTTGCATACGGAGATAGTTGGACAGTTGGAGAGGGATGTAATAGAGAAATCGAAGATACTCTTTCTAAACACGAAAAGATAATCTTCCAAAAAGAAAATAGTTGGGTTAGATACTTAAGTGATAAATTGGGATTACCTTATCAAAATAATGGGATAAGTGGTAATCCCAATAATGTTATATTCAATCAAATAGTAGATGATATAAAAAGTGGAGAAACAACTAAGAATGATTTAGTAGTCATAATGTGGAGTTCATCCTTAAGAGATTACCTACCATTTTTTCCAAAGGGGCCGAAAGGTGAATGGTTAAGTTGGAGTACAAAGCATCTTATGGAAACACCAGATAGATTCTTTACATCAACTCAAACGCAAAAACGATATTATGATTTCTTTATGGAAGATTATAAGAAATTCTATTTAGTTAATCTATATGATGAGAATTATTATAGTGTAGTTAATCAAAACTATATTATATTTTTACAAGAATTTTTTAAGCATTATAAGATATCTCACATCTTTATAGATGGTATAGAAGATATGTTTATGGGTATTTTGCCTCACTATGATAAGACGGATTTGATAGATGGTAGAGTTTATTGGGAATTCCGAAAACAAACCGCTAGAGGGTATTTAAATACGTTTAATAGGGCTGATTTATGGGAACATACCGAAAGATGGGATACTCGTGGAACACAGCACCCTAACTCAGAAGGATATGGATTATTATCCGAAGAATTCTATAGATTTATAGATTCACAAAAAATTATTTAATAAGGTATTTATTAGTATGGCAAAACAACAATCTACAGATTTTGTAATGTTCGGTGAAAAGAAGTTATCTGACTTATTCGGTGAGATATATTCTAACCAACATTCAAAAAAACAGAAAATAAGTGATTTGATTGAGGAATTCAAAAAACAAATCAGACATGCAGGAGATATTGCTGCAATTGGACCGGTTATTAAGGATTTAGTTAAGTTCTCAGTAGAAAACGATGATATCCTAATTAGATTAGCAACAATTGGGCAAAGATTTGTTGCTATGGAATATAAGGGAACTAACGATGGAGGATTATTATCCGACAAAGAAAAGGAAGAGTTACTGGGTGAATTGGAAAAGATTTCAAAAGATGTTCAGGCCAAAACTATGGATAAGGTAGATGATATTGAATATGAATTGGAAGAAATACAAAGAAAACTAGAACAAACTAAAAAATAATGAGTGATTTTTTAAGAACCGTATCTGGATTCAACCCATCGACAACGGGTGATAGGATAAATCCAAAAAAGAGTACAACCTACTTAGCTAAAGTAGAAAGAGTTTACTTAGACTCAGACACAGACCAATCTGGTAACCCAATTGCACCAGGAGTATGTTTAGTTAAACCAATTGCAACGAGTACACAACAACCTCTTTTGGTATATCCACTAGATGAGATGTTTTTAAATGTTCCATTGCAAAATGAAATAGTTGAATGTTTTGGTGACTCAGTAGTACCATATTACAGAAGATATAATTTCAATGTCAGTATAAATAATTCAAATACTAAACAAGCGGGGAATAATTCATTAGGAAATGTATTGAATCCTAGCAAATCCATGAAAGATTTTAAAACAATGGCGTTATCATCTAATACTGGAATAGCTAGTGCTTTAAATTCAGGAGGATATTTTAAACCTAATACAAAAATTAAAAGGTTAAAGATATATGAAGGTGATACTATAATACAATCTAGATTCGGTCAATCAATCCGAATGAGTGGGTACAATAATGGTGGTAATAGTTTTTCTCCTACAATTATAATAAGAAATAAGCAAGCCGAAGGTGGATTATTAGGAGGATTATTTGGTGGTAATGATATAGAAGAGGATGTAAATAAAGATGGTTCTACTATCGCTATAACAAGTGGTAAATATAAAACAGATTTTATACCAGGCTCACCAAAGCCATTAGTAGGAACTAATTTTAAGATGAATCCTTCTAAAGATAACCCTAATCCAGTATTAGCACAAGATGCTGATGCATTTGAAGCATATCCTCCTAAATTAGATGGAAACCAAATATTAATCACATCTGATAGATTGGTATTTTCTTCAAGGAAAAGTGAGATGCTATTTTGGTCAAAAAATCACTTTGGAGTAATTACAGATGGTATATTTTCGGTAGATACACTTTTGGGTGTTACTATAAATTCAAAAGGAAACGTCGATATACAATCCCCTAATAAGAAATTTACTATATATAACGGCGAGAGTGGTACTATTGATATAGGTAATACATATACACAGTCAGCAGTCAACGGAGAAAGTTTAGTTGAGGTTTTAGATGAATTAATCACTTCTATTATAAATTTAGCAGATTCTGGATTACTTACTCCTGCTGGACCTGTTAGTGGTATGAAAAAGGGAACACGTGATGAGTTTACTCAACTGAAAGATAAATTAGAATCCAGGCTCCTTTCCGTTGCAGTTAGAATCGCAACCGGTAAGCCACCTACTTCTTAATACTTACCAATATGCCAGGATGGGAAACATTTAGACAACAAGTTAGAACAACTATGGAGTTGCTACCTGCCGATTCGGATGATTTAGCTAAGATATTGGCTACCGCATACGATATCGCAGTTAAGACTCCACCAGCGGGAGATTTAACAGTTGGAAATCCCGTATTGGAAGGAAACGTAACCGCATTAGAAAACGTAATCAAAAATGTATTTGATTTACAACTTCGAAGTGCGGAACAATTACCTCTATTTGAATTATTTACTAATGGATTCCAAGCGTATTGGGCAGGTACTACTTTGCAGATAATTAGACCATGTGCTTTTCCGATAGCACCGATGGCTACGGTAAATCAAGCAACCGTAAGTGTTCTATGTCTTAATCCTGGACAAAAAATACCTTTACCTGCTGAATTAATACGACCTGAAACTAGCACTACACCATTTATAGAAAATTTTATAAACGCCGCTGAATTGCATTTTAAAACAATTACCGGTGTGTATAATGTAATGGCTGTATATGGTATAGCACCTGCCACAACTACTGGTCCTGGAATTGTTCCTTGGGTTGGATATACTATTGATGCATCTAAGATAATTGAAAATAATGAAATAGAACTAAAAAATTTATTACAATCATTGGGTGGCTTTACGAGTATAGAAGAGTTTCTAATGAATGCAAATAAAGCAGATGGTGGCTCCGATGGTAATCTTGGGGAAGCTTATGGTGGTAATCAAGATGCTAATTTAGAGGAAATTCGTAAAGCAGCTATTAAATTTGGTATTACTAACCCTCAGATGATTATAGCAATGCAGGCAAATGCTCTTAAAGAAACTGGTGGTAGAGTAATAGTTGAAAATGTTAATTATACTAAAAATAGTAGGGCAAGACTTGAAGAAATTTTTGGTAAGAGGATTAGTAGATTATCAGATGCTGAATTAGCACAAATACAAACTTCTCCTCAAGCGTTTGCTAATTACGTTTATGGCACAGCTGGAAACTCTTTGGGAAATACAGAACCGGGAGATGGCTACAAATTTAGAGGAAGAGGATTTATTCAAATTACGGGAAGGGCGAACTATACCGCAGTATCTAAAGCATTATATGGTGATGATAGATTAGTTAAAAATCCAGATTTATTAAATAACCCAACCGCAGCAGCTGAAGCAACTGCATGGTTTGTAAATAGAAGTTTAGGTAGGTTTGCTAATAATATGAATTTAGACCCAACGAATATAACTCAAGAAAACGCTACCCATTTGGTAACAAGTATTGTTGCAGGAAGTATAATCAATAAAGCTGGAACAGGATTCTTAACAACAACCGCATTACGCAAAGCTAATGCGTATGCGACACAATTAAGTAGTAGAAACACAGACCTTTTAGCTAGTACTACGAAACCACAGTCAGGGGCAACTACTGGAGGGTAAATTGGATATTATTGAATTAATATATTTATATAAACAACAAACAATGTATGGACACGAACAAACTATTTAAAGCAATTCAAATAATCGTTCAGGAGGAAGTAAAAAAAGAAATTTCTCTTATTAAGGAAGAGATTAGAAAAGAGGTATTAGCAGAGGTTAAGAAATCGCAACCTTCTCTAAAATCAACCACATCTAGTCTTAAAAACCTAGTAGAGGAAAGTGCTGACCCGTTCGATTTAGCTAACAAAATCTTAAGCAGAGATAGAGAAGATAAACAATACTCTAGTAATCCTCTGTTAAATCAGGTTTTAAATGAAACTTCTATTAGACCTAATTTCTCAAGAACAGATGGTGATTATGGTACTATAACTCCGGATATGATTGGATATGGTAACCCACAAATGGGTATGCAACCACAATATGCTAATCCATCTGCTCCAATCAGTACCGGAAACGATATATTGGATAAAGCAATCGCAAGAAGTGCTAAGGTTTTGGCAGCAAGTAAAGATAAAAATAGATAATGGCAATCATAACCGGCCCTAAGTTAGTAAAAGACCTACCTGAAAAGGATAGGGTGGCAATAGGAATCACTCTCCCAATCCAAAGAGGGAATGGTGGATTCTTTGCCCAATCTTACCAAACTTCGGAGCAGGTTAAATCTAATATTAAGAATCTCATTTTAACAAGAAAAGGTGAGAGGATTATGCAACCAGATTTTGGCACAACCCTATATGATGCACTTTTTTCACCAAATACAGATGATTTGGAAAGCGAAATCGAATTATCTATAGAGGATGCTGTTGAAAAATGGATGCCGTATGTATCAATTGAAGATATAGTAGTAGACCAATCAAACACAAGTAGAGATACATATTTCTTTACAGTTACACTTAAATTTAGAGTTTCGGGACAACAAAATTTAGAGACAGTAACATTTAATGTAATCCAATAATGGCATTCAAAGTAACAAATAAGAATATAGGCAAAAATAGTAGGGATATATCCTATTTGGGTAAAGATTTCGAAGCATTTAGAAATAATCTAATTGAGTATTCTAAAACTTATTTCCCTAACACCTATAATGATTTTAATGAGACCTCTCCTGGTATGATGTTCATAGAAATGGCATCGTATATAGGAGATGTATTAGGATATTATACGGATGCTTCATTAAAGGAAAGTTTGATACAATATGCAGGAGAAGAGAAAAATGTATTTGCATTAGCTAACCTATTGGGGTATAAACCAAAGTCAACAGCTCCAGCGGTAACTACTATATCAGTTTATCAGTTGTGTAAATCGGATGCAGGAGGACAAGTTGATACTAGATATTTACTTAGAATAAATTCAGGATTAACGGTTAAATCAACTTCAAACGGAGATATAACATTTAGAACGGTTGAAAACTTAGATTTTAATGACCCTACCAACAGAGAGATAAGTGTATATAGTGTAAACGAATTAACAAATAATCCAGATTATTTTTTAATAAAAAAACAAATACAGGCTATATCTGCAACGGAAGCTAGTGCTACAAAAATATTCGGTTCAGCTGAGGCATTTTCTTCTATTATATTAGATGAGACGAATGTAATTTCAATTGAATCCGTAACAGATGAGGATGGTAATAAGTTTTACGAAGTTCCATATTTGGCACAGGAAACCATATATATTGATTATCCTAACGTAGAGCAAAATGACCCCGATTTATATCAATTTAGGGATACTGTTCCATATTTACTTAAATTATTAAAAACAAGTAGAAGATTTACAACTAAAGTAAACGATGATTTTACTACATCAATTCATTTTGGTGGAGGAGATAGTGCTTTATCTGATGAATTAATTATACCTAATATAAAAAATGTAGGTCTTGGATTAAATAGTTCTATAGATAGAATTGGAGAATCATATGACCCAACTAATTTTCTTAAAACAAAAACATATGGTCAGGCTCCAGCTAATACAACTATAACTGTTAATTACTTAATAGGAGGAGGAATTAGTTCAAACGTTTCTCAAGGAGATTTAACTTCTATATCTAGAATTGTATTCGATGATAGTTCGGTTACTACTTCTGATTTAGATGAAACGATATTAACATTTGTTAAGAATTCGGTAGCTGTAGAAAATGAAATACCTGCGAAAGGTGGTAGAGGAGTTGATACTATAGAAGAAATTAGAGAAAGTGCATTGGCTAACTTTGCATCTCAAAATAGAGCAGTAACAGCAAAGGATTATCAAGTTAGAGCGTTAGCAATGCCTTCTAAGTTTGGTTCTATTGCTAAAGTATTTGCAATAGGGGATAATTCATTAAATTCAAACTCACCTGAGAGTATTTTAAATTCAACTGATAATTTGGATGAATTTACGAATATTGTTAAAACCATATCAACTTATGCTATTTCTCAAGGAGGTAATCTACCTTCAACTACTGAAATTAAAGATATTGTAAGAAGTTTTGTTCAAAAGACAACTCAGAATAGTGAATTAGTAAATCCATTTGCAATTAACTTATATACATTGGGGTATGATTCCAATGGAAACCTAACTAATCTTAATAGAGCGGTTAAACAAAATTTAAAGACGTATATAAATGAATATAGAATGTTAACCGATGGTATTAATATAATAGATGGATTTATTATTAATATTGGTGTTAACTTTGAAATAACTACATATAAAAATTTTAATCAAAGGGAGATTGTTTTGACTTGTATTAATGAGTTAAAATCGTTCTTTGATGTAAACAATTGGCAGTTCAACCAACCAATTAATCTATCTGATATAGAATTAACACTTGCTATGGTAGAAGGTGTTGCATCTGTTCAAAGTGTAGAGATAGTTAATAAATGTGGTGGGATATATGCTAGAAATAGTTACGATATAAAAGCGGCAACAAAGAATAAGATTATCTATCCATCGTTAGACCCATCTGTCTTTGAAGTTAAGTTTCTTGATAAAGACATTAAAGGTAAAGCGATATAATGATATACTTTGTAACGGCATCAAAAGATGCATCTGTTTATAGTTTATATGTGAATAAAAACACAGGTTTAGATGAGATATTAACTATATCTAAACATTACTCACGCTTTGCGGAAAGAGATAATGCCAGAACATTTATTAATTTTGATATAGAAAATGTTCCATCGTATGTAACCGCTTCATCGGCTACATTACATTTAAAACTTACTCAACCTGAAGAGTTGGCAGTAAGTTATTCAGTATATGGATATCCGGTAACTGAAAGTTGGGATATGGGAAGAGGAACTTGGCCAGAGAATATTAATACAGATGGTATAAATTGGACTAACCAAAGTGGAGTAGATTACACATTAGAATCAGTTCAATCATTTACATATTTTGATTCTGATTTAAATATGAATATTAAACCAATATACGATTATTGGACAGGTTCGGCTAATTATGGAATTAGATTATCACACACATCATCTGCGGAAAGTTCTTCATTAGATTATGGTGTTCTTAAATATTATTCAAAAGAAACTAATACTATATTCCAACCTCTTCTTAAATTAGGATGGGATGATTCTGAATTTATAACAGGTTCTCTTACTGCTTTAACTGATTCACAAATTATAGTTAGAAGTAAAGAATTGAGAGATAATTATACAGAAGGTAATAAAGTTAAGATAAAAATAATAGGAAGAAGTTTATATCCAACTAAAACTTTTACAAACGCTTTTTCATACGATGATATTAAGTATTTGCCTCAAACTTCATATTATGGAGTTAGAGATGAAATAACAAAAGTTAATATAATAGATTTTTCAAATCACACAAAAATCAGTTGTGATACGAATGGTAATTACATTAATTTAGATACTTCTAATTTTCCTAAAAATAGAGTTTATAGATTGTTATTTAAGATAGTTAGGAATGGTATAAGTGAATTTATTGAAGATGATTTAACCTTTATAGTTAAGTAATGGAATTTGAATTAATTAAAAAATCTTTACAGGATAGTGGTTCTTTTGCTGCTAGGGATAAAAAATCGCCATACTTTGAAACATCTATAAATGATGCTAAAGGTGGGTTTGTATATGCCCCATCTAAAAAAAGAGTATATAATACTGATGAATTAAAAAAAGCAATCGATGTAAATGTTTTTGAATTGATACCTGAAGGTCAGGAAACTGAATTAGATTTGATTCCTAGACCAGTTTATAATGATGTAACTCGTTCATTGGAATTAGCAAATGGAACAATAGCATCACAATCAATTGAAATAGGAAATCTAGAATCACAAGTATCGGAGTTAACATCTATATCGGCATCATTGGATATTCAATTAGATAATGAGAGATTACTTAGAGTGACAGCAGAATCTAACTCAGAGCAACTTAGAAAGCAGTTTGCATTAGTAAATGATACATTACAGACATCGTTACAACGTTCTGTTTTAGAAGGTATAGATAGAACCGCGTTACAGGCTAGAAATGAAGGTCAGGGAGCTACCGTTCAATCTCTTTCAAAACAAGTAGATAGTTTAACTCAACAATTGAATGGTAAAAATGCCAGATTATCGGAGGGAGCTAAAGCCGGCGCTGATATAACTGCTAGAGTAGTGGAAAAATCGGAACCTGGTAAAAAAGATATTGAACTTAAAAATAATATTGATAATTTGGCCGGTAAATGGATAAATGGACCTACTGTTGAATTATTTAATACCACTTTAGAAGACCAAACGGTTACTATTAGTATGAAGAATACTGAAGCTTGGATAAATGGACCATCTATTGTAAATCTTAAACCACAAGAAAAGGTTGAGGTAACACTTCAGTTAGATATTAATAAAATTAGAGGGCTTGAGCCAACACCTAGAAGTTTTTTATTCTTCGGAGGAGGTTCTGCTAAAGAATATACTGGTACAATTGTATTTAAGACAAAAAATGGAGAAGTTTCTTTTTCAGCTAATATGAATAAGACTAGAAAATAATTATGGCACTAAGTAAATTTAAAAATATAGATGATGTATTAAAGAAGGGAACTTCTTTGACTACTGAGCTTAGTTCAACTGAATTTAAGTTAATAGATAAAGGATTTATACCAACTCCATTTGATATAGGTAATAATGATGTATTAGAGTTTTTATTATATGATTCTAGTAATAATGTATTAGAGCAAAAAGATTACGGAAATGTTAGATATATACCATCTTCCGAAATTCAGGATTATATAATAAGAAGTGAAAATATTATAGATAAGGTATATGATGGTGGTGGATTTTTAATAGATGTAAAAAGATTAGTTAAAGAAGCCGGATATAATACTGGAATATTTAGAGTTCAATTTAACTTTGTAAATAACAGAGTGGGCAGTAATATAGAAATGGATAGAATGTGGATACATCAGATTTCTCCATCTAGAAGTGAATTAAGGTTGTTACCATATAATAACTTCAACGAAACCAATCCATATGAAGTTGATATAATGATTGATTTAAATCAGGCTTATAGTAGTTTCGTAAATGGTAAGTTTAGTGGAGATGAAGTTTATTCGGAGATAGATGAAATAATAAATAGATTGACCGTAGCAGATTTACAAACATCTTTTTCAAAATCTAAATCTAAGGATTATATAGATAGAATACAATATGAATTTGGTATCCAAAACTATGACCAATTTTTTACAAAGATTTTAGAATCTATGAAAGAATCGGTTAGACATACTTTGCTACATAAAAATGCAGTAATAGGAGGAAGTGAATTTGGACAACCGCTTGGTGATGAGATAGATTTTACTTATTATAATAAAAATGATATTATCAATCTATTAGGAAAAAAGTTTAGAGAATCATGTGAGTTCCATCTTCCTACCAGAACTTTATTAGAAGAAACTGTAATAGATGCAGCCACTCAACAAAGTATAGATAATCTTAGTAATTTAATTCAAAAATTAGAATCAGATAAAGTTTCGGAAAATGTTAAAGTAGAAAGGGTATCTGTATCAATCCCAACATATGGAGAGGTTAAAGATGCGGTTACTGCTATAATTAAAAAAGAAGTTATTATTCCTGGAGTTGAAGAACCTATAATAATTCAAACACCTGTTATGGATACACCTGCAACAGATGTATCCGATGTTGTAAATGAAAGAGGTGGATTCTTTGGAAGATTGAAAGGAAAAAAGAGAACAGGATTCTTAGGTAGAGATTTAAATCAAAATAAAATATCTAAGTTTTTTGGAGCTAAAAAGGCGGAAGGATTAACGGGAGGCGCATCTCCATTAGGTGGTATAGCAAGTGATTTAGGTACTGAAAGAGGCGGAGTTCCTTCATCAATATCTGGAATACTTAGAAAAAATAGAATTAAATAATTTATAAAATGGCACAAAGAACTATAGAAGAATTAGCTAACGATTTTACCTCCACCGGTGCAAATTCGTTTGATACAACTTCTTTTGCGCAAGGAGGAGGAGGTGGTGGTGGTAACACTTATGTTCCTCCATATTCTATTGACCCATATACTAGCCCATATATACAACCTAGAGTTGTAGTTTTTACTATTAACACATACGCAAGTTTAAGTAGAAATGGTGTATTAGCAAAAGCATTTTTAGATGGTGTAGAGGTTGACGGCCAAACAATTAGTAAAGGAAGAATAACTTTTACTATGAACGAACAAAGGTTATTAAATCCATCTACATTAACTATAGTTAGTGGAGATTTAAAAGCACAGAAATATTTTTTAATACAATGTAGAAAGGATAATGAAAATGAAGTATCTATTATAGAATATGATACTACCGAAGTATCACCTGTAAATGCCTCACCTGCTATACCTGTTGTAATCGAAACACCTTCCTTTGGTGGAGGTGGAGCAATTGATACACGTGGTGGGCAGTTCGATGGAAGTGGCGGAGGCTCCGGTGGTGGAAGCGCCGGTGGGTTTGGTGGCGGAGGAGGAATGAGAGAAATTAATCCAAACGATTACAGAGGGGCAGGATTTGGGTTAAGTGATGTAACACAACGAGAAAACCTACAATAAAAATATTTATTAACTAATGGCAGAGATAAGGGAAATAAAAGTAGCTTTTAATGATTATAGAGCAGATTTAACACTTGATGTTGGGTTTGAGGGTAATATCCCTATGGATGTCCCATTATTAGCTTTACCTGAAGTTGTAAATATAACGATAAGCAATTCATTATCAGATGGAACTGCTATAGCTTATTATAGAAACGCTGATAATAATGATGCAACACAAGTATTATATGCTAATACTACATTATCAGTATTAAAAAATACAAAGGTATCAATTGGTAGAGCAAATCCAACTTTATATAACATAACTAATATAAAAGTTACTTCTCAAGATGGAACTTTATTAAAAGATACAAGCGCTAATTTATTCGATTTAGAAAATGTTCAGCAACCACAGACTATACAAATCACAAGTCAAAAGTTGCTCACAACAGAAAACTTAGCTAGATTTATAACTGTATTAGATAGTGCTTATAAGTTTAATACTGAAATTGAAAATGAATTTACTATAAATGTTGCAACACAAAACGCAACATATGTAAAATACTATTTTCCAAACCAACCTGGTGCTGATGCAAACGGAGCTAAAGTTGCACCTGTAACTGAAGGTAGTGCTAATATTATACTTTCTAATCCAAATGCGGTTGGGATATATGAATTAGTAATTATTGCAGGTAATGAGATTTTAAAAGATGGTGATGAACAAAGAGCTCGTATAAATGTAATAAAAGAAAAAACATACGGACAACCGGATGTAACTAATATTATATTTGATAGAAATATCACAGAAGCAGATTTACGACCATTAGATTTTGATTTCAACTTTGACATAGATACTGTAAACTCAGAAGGGGTAGATGTATTTTTAGGAGATAATTTTATTTTTAACACTCCTATAGTAAATGGAGAAGCTAAAATTAAATTACCTGCTAAAAGTTTATATAATTCTTATAAAACTTTTTTTAATGAAAGTGATAGTAATTATGAAATCACTTTCAGTCTTCAACCATATTTCAATGGTATAGGAGGAAAGATAGTTGGAAAGAAAGAGAGTTTTACCGTATTCGTTGATAGAGCAAAATACTTAGTATCAAGTGGAGAAATATTAGATGTATTTACTGGAGTTTTCTCACAATTATTCTCTGGAAACGATACTAAGGCAAATTTCGAAGATAAGATTATTTTCGAAGATGATAAGCACTTATATTATCAAATAAAAACGGATAATGATTCTTCGTTTGTAATAACAAATACTGCGGTAGATGATGTTACATTTTCGTTGGAGAATGGAAAAATAGTTCCATCTAGATTTGAGGTAGACCCTGAGAATGGTAGTACTAAAAAGGTACGAAACCAAAGTACATATAATTCATTGGTGGTTAAATTATTAGAACCAATTGACGAAACAGTAGTTGAAAATCAGTTAGTATGGATAAGTAAGCAAATCATACCTTCAATTGTAGAAACAATCATTATAAATGATACTGATACGAATGAATGTATTGCGTTAAAACCAAATTTTACCGTAGACGTAGTTGATGAAACAGGATTTGAATTTTTTAATCAAATAGTATCAAGTGGTTCTGTAACATCTA